TCATCCGCAATAGCTGGGATACCTGGTCGCGGGAAAACCTTGCTCGGCAGGCTGCTGGGCAACTCTTCGATGAACCCCATGTTTAAGGAGGTGCCATGGCCTACATGGAGTCTATGCAGTCGACGCTGTCTTCGTTGATTGCCGCGGGGGAGGCTGGCCGTACCAGCCTTGACGGCATGCTCGGGCCGCTGACCGGTGCTGTCAGCGATATGACGGGGGCTGCTGCCGAGCTGGAGGGCTTGCCGATCATTGGTCCGGCCCTTGGCCAGAAACTGCAGCGCACAATGCGGGCGATCAGCGCAGCTCAATCCACCGTGGGCCGGGTGGCTTCCACCTACAGCCAGGTGGTCAGTGGCGCCGCGGCGGTACAAGACCGAATCGGTTCGCTGAAGGAGCAGGCCGGTAAGGCGTCGGCGGCGATCAATCGGATAGCCGGCCAGGTTAGCCCGTCGTTGGCCAACATCCTGCCAACCAGCGCGCTTGCCTCGCTGGCGACGCCGGTGGCCGAGGCGATCAAGCCCTTCCCGCATTTGCTGATCCTGCAGCCGCTCGATGCCAAGTTGCAGCCGTATTACTTCAATCTGGACACTGCTGCGTTCGACGAGCTGCGGCGGCAGACGGCAGCGCGCTGGGCCGGCCAGGAGCGCCTGACGCGGGATATCGCGCAGCAGGCGGTGGGGCAGGGCGAGGACAAGATGACGTTGAAGGGGGTGATCTATCCCGGCTTCAAGGGGGGAATCAAGCAACTGGACACCCTTCGCGCCATCGTCCGCCGGCTGCAGCCCGTCAGCCTGGTTACGGGCTATGGCGACGTGCTCGGTACCTGGTGCTTGGTGAGCATCGATGAAGAGCAGGGCGCGCTGTTGGCTGGCGGCATCCCACGCAAGCAGGGTTTCTCACTGGAGTTCGTGAAGTATGGCAACGACATGCAGAACGTCTGAGGGGGATTTGCTCGACACCCTGTGCTACCAGCACTACGGGCACCTTAACGGCACTGTCGAGTTGGTGCTGCAGGAGAATCCGGGTCTGGCTGATGAGCCGCAGCCCTACCGCACCGGGGTGGTGATCGTGCTGCCCGACCTTGCTGCGCCATCGATCGAAACCATCGAGCTGTGGGGGTAATCCCCCGGCCCTCAACGAGCCCCGCCCAGTGCGGGGCTCTTTCATTCTGGAGTGCCTATGCAACCTACCTTTCGCATCGTCGCTGATGGCGCGGACATCACGGCGCTGATCAATGACCGGTTGTTGCTGCTGAGAACGACCGACAAGCCTGGGATGGACTCCGACGAGTTCGAGCTGCGGATCGATGACCGTGATGCCGCGGTTGCTTTACCCGCTCGAGGGGCGGGGATTGAGGTCTACCTGGGCTATGCGGGGCAGGCGCTGGCCCGCCTCGGGCGGTACACCGTCGATGAGATCGAAGTCTCCTCGCCGCCCCGCACGATGGTCATCCGGGGCAAGGCCAGCGACATGCGTGGCAGCGGCAAGACTACGCGCAGCGGCAACTGGGAGGGCGTGCCGCTGTCGCAGATCGTCCGCGACATTGCGGCTCGCAATGGCTGGACACCGGCCTGCCCCGTGCAGACCAAGGTCGACCGCGTCGACCAGCGTAACGAGTCGGACTTCAACTTCATCACCCGCCTGGCCAAGCAATACGACTGCACCGCGAAAGTCGCGGACGGCAAGCTGCTGGTCCTGCCCCGTGAAGCCAGCCAGGGGGCCAGCGGCAAGGCCTTTGGCGTGGTCACTATCACGCCTGCGGACGTGAGTCGGTGGCAGTTCCGTCTCGGGGACCGCAGCGCACAGAAGGCCGTGAAGACCCAGCACCAGGACAAAAAGACTGGGAAGTTGACGGTGGTCGAGCTGGGTAATGACGACGCTCCCTCGGGGCTGCCGGGCGTGCACACCGATCGACACATTTACCCGAACAAGTCCGCAGCCGAGCAGGCGGCCAAGGCGAAGCTCGCTGCGTTCAACCGCACCACTGCCAGTGTGCGCTTGCAGATGCCCGGGCGCACCGACCTGTTCGCCGAGCGCTTGATCAATGCCCAGGGTTTCAAGGTGGGGTTGGATGGCCAATACCTGGTCGACAGCGTCGAGCAGACCTTCGATGCCTCCGGCTGGTCGACCGCGGTGGAGTGCAACGGCGGCAAGAAGGGCAAGGCGAAGGCCAAGGGCAAGAAAAAGAAATCCGACAAGCCACTGAAGGTGGTCGATGTGAAACCGGCCTGAGTGGCCACAGCAGGAGATTCAAGATGACTGTCACTCTCAAGCAACTGCAACAGATCCTCCCCAGCGCCGGCACCCAAGCCGGCGTTTTTCTTCCTGTACTGAACGCGTCGATGGTGAAGTGGGGCATCGTCACCCCGCTGCGCAAGCGTGCTTTCCTGGCTCAGGTCGGCCATGAGTCCGGCCAGCTACGCTACGTCCGCGAGCTGGGCGGCGATCAGTATCTGGCCAAGTACGACACCGGCAAGCTCGCTGCGCAGCTGGGCAACACGCTCGAAGCCGACGGCGACGGCCAAAAGTATCGCGGTCGTGGCCTGATCCAAGTGACCGGTCGTGCCAACTACCAGCGTTGCGGCGAGGCATTGGGCCTCGATCTGCTCAACCATCCGGAGCTCCTCGAGCGTCCGGAGCACGCTGCCGACTCGGCCGGTTGGTTCTGGCACCTGGCCGGCCTCAACTCGCTGGCCGACAAGGGGCCGTCGGCGTTCGAGGCCATCACCCGACGGATCAACGGCGGACTCAACGGGCTGGACGATCGCATGGCGATCTACAAGCGCGCTGAGCAGGTGCTGATCTGATGTCCCTGGGAGCGCGGTGGGTGCTGCTCGCCCTGGTGTTCGGCGCTGCAGCTGGTGCGCGCCTCGCCTGGTGGTGGCAGGCCGAAGAGCTGGAAAGGCAGGCATCCGGGTATGAGCGGCAGCTCGCTGCGAAAGACCTGGCGCATGGGCGCGAGCGTGAACAGGCCGCAGTAGCAGCGCTCGGGCAGACGGCGATGCACCAGGCGCAGCGACTCGATCTGGAGGATCGCCTGCAGGCTCAAGACAAAACACATTGGAAGGAGATGAACGATGCTCAACAAGCCCAGGCTCGCTTGCGTGATCGGCTGGCTACTGCTGATCTGCGGCTGTCAGTCCTACTCGACGCCGGATCCGTTACCGCTTCGAGTTGTGACGGTGGGATGCGAGCGTCCGCCGGCACCGGAGGTCTGGTGGATGGAGCCCTACGTGCCCAGCTTGACCCAGCGCATGCTCGAAGAATTATCGCCATCACCGACGAAGGCGATCGGGGACTGATCGCGTTGAAGGCCTGCCAGGCCTACGTCCGCGAAGTCACTAAGTAGTAAAGAGGTGAGCCGGGTGGATGCGCCAACATCCAGCCCGGCCCGCCGAACCCGCAGACCCTTCCTGCAAGTCCAGCCGCGACCCCTGCCTTGTGCACAAAGCGCGGCGAGCCTAACGCCTGTTTATTCATACAGTAAAGACTTGCAAACAACCTATTATTCCCTGGATGGGTGGCAAACGCCGCCTAGCCGACCGTCTCATTCCGCTCTTCCCCCCTCACGAATGCTATGTGGAAGTCTTCGCCGGCGGTGCTGCGTTGTACTTCATGCGCCCCCAGCCAGCCCCGGTGGAGGTGCTCAACGACCTCAACGGCGACCTGGTCACACTTTGCCGTGTGGTGCAGAACCACCTCGAAGCGCTGTACGAGACCACGATCCTGCGACAGTTTTCTGGGCTGAGCCTGGAACGTATCCCTGACGAAACCACCATCCTCAACTTCCGTCGCTTGCTGGAGAAACATGAGTTGGCGGCAGGCATTCTGGGTCAAACGTTATTTTTGTAGTAGCGTTATTCCCTAAATTGGCTCGACCGTACTCCTTTTCAAATTTTTCATTAACCGCTGCGTAATATTCATCCTTTCCGTCAAAATCCCAAATTTGTAGGGTGGTATCGTCTTCATTTGCTGATGCCATTTTCTCAGCAAGTGTTATATGATCCTCCTCACCAGAAAACCCGTAGTAACCAGGAGCGGCTAAAAAATCCGCTTCAAGTTTAAGGCAGATTTCCATTAGTGAGCCTTTAACTTCTTGCTCGTGCGCTCCGTCTGATATAATTACCGTGTATTTTTCCGTCTGATCATCGCGGTGCTCAGTAAATGTTATTTTACGTCCGTCTATCAGCGTGGCTTGTACCGTGTTTTCTTTGTTGATGATTGCGCTGGCCAGCGCATCATGGATGCCAGGCGCGTTAGCACAGAATTCATGTATTTTTGGTCGAACATTGGAAAACTCTTCAATAAGTCTTATGATGCCGTATCCAATACCAAGCGTTAGTACGCCAACAATTCCCTTGGCTAATTTTGCTGCTACTGAGTTTTCATAATTTCCGGCTGCCCCCTTGATATCGGAGTTGGCGTCGGCGTTAAATGATCTTGCATAACTCTGAAGTGATGTTATTGACATAGCTGCATTTCTCTTGTTAAGTTTTGTTAGTTTGCGCTATTTATACCAGTTGACATCGTATTTCATATTGCTTTGCTTGCTGAAAGACTTAAAGGGTATTATCGTGAGATTTCATCATAAGAAGTTTCCTTTTTAAGTCTGGCGAAACCTCAACGCTCTGCCAATCATCGTTTCGGGGGAGTATTGGACCGTCACGGTTTAGGGAAGGTCTGAAGTGCGCTGCAATTCTTGATCGCTTTCCTGGTCTACTCTTGCAAAAAACGCTGATTTGGTCGAATGGTCAGACCTTTTCCGTTTTTAATTGTGGAGATCAAGCGGCCGATGCGAAAGATGCTGGTGAGGGTTAGAAAAAAGATCCGATCGAGCAGGCCTTAGGGTATCAGGCCATGATAGGCCGCTATAGGCTCATAGAGACGATCCGATACCCAGCACTTCAAGGACTGTAGTGGCCTGAGCGGCAATCGTCATGGGTTCGAATCCGGTCAGTATTGTCTTGATTCTGTCCAGCAAGGAATGGGGCAAAAGTGGGGCAAGCTGTACGCCATTCCATGCCCCCTCCATGCCCCCTCTATGCCGTCTTGTGGTAAATATCTATTTGTCGAAAAAGCCCTGCAGCCCTTATCTATCGGGCTGTAGGGCTTTTTGCATTAATACCGCAGCACTCAGTCCCTTGGATGGGCGGCAAACGCCGTCTAGTCAACCGCCTCATCCGCTCTTCCCGCCACACGATTGCCGTGCCCAGGGCGGTGGTGGGCGTAATGGCAAAAAGACCATCGGCCCTTGACCGGTTCCGTTCGAGACGGGTGACGAGGACGTTGGCATCTGTTCGA